CCCTGCTTTCTGGACATCGCCGCTGCCTTGCGCCCGAGCCCTGCGGCAACATCCCGACTCACCCCACGGATTCCCATGAGATTGGCGTAGCCAATGATGGTGTAGTGATGCTCATCGATGGTCATCTGCCTGGATTCCACCTCAAGAAGCCGCTCATCCACCTTGTCGATCCGGGCATTTGCCGCCTTGATCGCCCTTGCCTGCTCTACCATCCGCTGTGCGCTGCAGAGGAGGAATTCCTCTGGTGTCATGTTCTTCATGGAGTTGAAGTAGCTTTCTTCCAGCTCGTCAAAAACATCCCATGCCCGCTCCGTTCCCAGCATCTTGCTGTGGCGAGCCGCCCCTCTCTTCGTCCAAAGAATCAGAGCTGGTGCGCGACTCCCGACAACTGACTCGATATTTTCGAGTGAGTCCTTGAAAGCCTTGAGATCAGCACCTCCAAGTTTGAAGTAATGCTTCCCCTCAACGAATCGCTCCCTATTGTTCTTAAAATTCTGCTGGATATGAATTGCCTTGCATCCATATGCCTCGGCAAGCTGCTCCGCGGTCATAACCCGGACGCTGTTGTGTTCCAATACCGTAAGTTCATTCATGGTCGATTTCCTCCAATATGCTGTCAATCTGCTCGATGCCGTCAATCACATACACCTTGAATCCAAGCCGCCGAAGCAGTCTGTGCCGAGCCTCCTGCAAGGCTCTCGGCTTCTGCCCCGGCGCTTTGAGTTCCACAAAGCCCATCCTGCCGCCGGGCAAAAGTGCCAGTCGATCGGGCATTCCATCGAATCCCGGCGAGGTGAACTTGGGCGCTATACCTCCCATTGCTTCGACGGCGCTCACCAGTTCCTTTTCAATGCTTTTTTCTTGCATCTTGTTCCCCTCTGTGACGACAGTGACTAAAAATCCTATACGCGCGTATATGTGCGCGATTTCCCCTTATGGGTATATATTTACTGTTTTTCTCTTATATAGAATTTACTGTCTTGTCCGTCACAAATCGTCATAACTGCCACGAAATACGACGATGGGAGTGTGACAACTTTCGCTTCGGTTGTCACGCTCGCCATCTTGTCACGCCGTCTTGTCACATCTTTTTATAAAGCCTCTGGAGGCCGTATATTGGAATGCGCCGCCTCGTTTCGGGACGCGACCAGTCGGGAAGCCGCGCCATAATCGCAGATATGGCATAGCTGTCCGCAGGTTTGATATCCACCTTCGCTTTGCCGAAGCATTCGCACCATATCTCGATGTTGGAAACCGTCTCCCGACGTATCGTGCCTTTGACATTCAGAGGACCGTCCGGGTCTTGCACATAATCCCTTCTCTGATGCACATCCATCGTGTCCCATGTCTCCGGCAAAAGCAGGTCAAGATACCATGCGACGAGACCTTCACGATCATCCTGCTCCATCGCCTCGGACTGCTCTTTTCGGGCGTAATCTTCCAAGGTGTGGTCGAGAAACAAATCTTCTCCGGCATTGGAAAGCACAATGACTTCCGCCCAGATTTGATCCACCGTCTCTTGATCGAGATCCCAAGGCTTCATCCTTCCATCGCCCGTGACCTTGACGTTCCAGAACCTGCGGTTTCCCGTGATGTCACGAAGATACCCTTTCTCGCTGTTGGTCGTGCCGAAGAAGATACATTGCCTCGGATGGGGCGTGACTCGTCTGCCGAAAGAGGCGCGATACTTGTCGTCCTGCCTCGATACAAAGGCTTTGACCTTCTCAAGCTCGGCCTTGCGCATACCCGCCATCTCGCCGATTTCATGAATCCAGTAGCCCTGCAGCTTCTCCGCCGCCGTCTTATCGTTCATGTCGGAAAGCGTCAGGCTGTCAGCGAACCACTCCATGCCGAGTTTGGCAATCAGTGTGGATTTCCCGATGCCTTGATTCCCGTTCAACACTGTGATGTAGTCAAACTTGATGCCCGGATGATAGATGCGCATATATGCCGCGCACAGCGCCTTTCGGGTCACAGCACGAACATAGTCGTTGTCCTGCGCTCCCAAATAATCGATCAGCACGGTATCCACTCTCGGCAGTTCGTCCCACACGGGCAGGCCGTCGAAATACTCCTTAATCGGATGATAGGAACGGTCATCCGCCGCCTTGGTCACGGCGATGTCATAATTTCTCTGCGAAAAAGAACCGTAGCTTGCGTCGATATAGCAAATGAGCTGCGCATCGTCCGCATCCCGCCAGAACCTCGCAGGATGCTTCCATGGAACTGCACCGCGAATCTCCATGCCGTCCGCCAGCTGATTGAACACGATGTTCTTCATGTACGGATCGTTCTCCATAATGAGCCGGATATTGTGGAGGTTGTTCTCTAGCACACCACTCTTATTGCGCTGCAGACGCTTCTTCCACTCGTCATCGACGGATTCTGCAAAGTCTTTCTCCGCTTCGCTCAGCCGCTCATTCGCCGCACAGAGTCTCACCTCGTCCTGCTGCATGGCAAAGTCACACATGGCACGGAAAGACGTCTTGTCGTCTAAGTCGCCGAACTTGTGGATGCGAACAATGTCGAAGGCATTGCATAGCTTCAGGTATGCCGGGTCTTGCGCATGGTGGGAATAAACGAACTTGTCCTCCTTGATTTCCACGCCGGCCATGCTGACGGAACGAGTGAGATGCCAGCGGTTTTCGTTGTCGGTCGGCTCGTATATGTCGGGCAGGAAGATTTCGAGCGCACGGGTGACGGGAAAGAATACCCGGTTGAAGATTCCGACCGCGCCGTCCTTCTCTAGCGGATCCTGCACCTTCTGCTGCGTAACCTGATTCGCCTTGCTCTCACGGGAGGATGTGGGAAGCCTCGTCGGATCCGTCCATTCCGGGTGCGCCGACAAGATCGCATCCGGGTCGAGCCAATTCTTTTCCACTTCCTTGAAAACGAATACGCCGTTCTGCGAAGAGGACGGCCAGTACATCAGCTGGTTCGGCTGATAGGAGCATTCATCGAAAAAGTCTATGCCCATCATCTGAGCCAGATACCGGGACACCGCTACGAACTCCTCCGAAGTGATGTCCCGCAGCAACGGAAAGACCAGCCTTGCGCGAGGATTCTCCTCCGTGCTGGAATGTGTGGTGTAAAGGCAAGAGGTGTATGGCGCATTCTGTTCGTAGGTATCGAGGAACGCTTTGTCAATGCGGTCACCGTCCAGAGCGATCATCGAGCGCAATTCCACGGCATCGACCTTGCGGCGACCGCCTTTCAGTGCACCGCCGACAAATCCGCCGTGGTCTTTTGCCGCATCTCTCTGTGCCTTTGACATCTTTGCGTATTCTTCCGCAGATTCCGCAGTGCGGATGGTAACCTTGAGCCGCTCCTTCAAGTCCTCGTACCGAATGGTTTTATTCACCCAATTCTTTGCCTGACGGCTGTTGCCGTAGGCAATCACCAAGTCTCTCATCTGTACCTCCTTGGTCTCTCGCCATGTTCGAAACGTGCCTGTCTCGCGATTTTCCGTGCTTCGTAAACGCGCCCACTCACAAAGTCCTTATAGCTGTATCTTCCGTATTCGTTTGTTTCCATCGGGATATACTCGGAGTTCTCGCTGAATGTCGTCAGGAAACTGCGGTCACGCCTGTCGTTATAAGCAAAGAGGCACGGTTCTCGTGTTTCCGGATGGAGACCGATTGTTACCGAGTTATCGTAGCAGCCGGCACCGCCGTCATCACTTTCTTGACAGAAGATATAGAGATCATCATCCATCGGATCGCCAAAGGCAATGATACCCGCCCAATCATCTGTCCACTGACCGTTTGATATTTTCCAGATAGCCTTTTCCCCTTCATCTGTCCCTTTGACACTGTTTCTCTTCACCTCGAAGTAACAGTGAAAATCCGGAAGATAAAAATCTGGAAGATACCATGAACCATCGCTGAGAATGATGCCCTCCGGCTCGTATTCCCAACGAACGCCGCAGGCATCGAAGAACACCGCCCACCTTGCTTCAAGCCGGGAGCGAAACCGATAGCCTTTGTATTCTGTCTCGATTACCTTCATCTTGATACCTCCTTGCATTTTGTTGTGAAATAACGACTCTTTTTCCGCAGTGTCTCGGCACGAGCAATCTCCATCGCCATGCCCTCGGTGATCTTGTCGCCGAACACCCAGACCTCGTCGCACAGCTTCAGAAGCTCGAGATTCATGGACATCGCCTTCTCGCGCTCTGCGGCCTCCGACATGAACTGCGGAAAGTACAAGTGCGGTGCGAGAGGAATGCGCCCCTTGCTCACCGCGAACCTGCAGTACTGCCGCACCCGCATGACATTGACGCGCGGGTTGTCCCGATACGGCGAGCAGATGTAGGCAAACCGATTTTGTCGGATTACCTTGGTGAGAGCGGCATACGCCGTCGGGTCGGCGTAGCCCTCGTGGTTTCTTCTCTCAATCATTTCTCGCACCTCATCTTCCTGCTGCATTCCGTGCAGCAGATCGCCGT